GTGACGTAGTTGAACTGAGCGTCAAGCTGTTCTGCTGAATGTGAAGTATTAGATGCAAACATCAGCCATCCTTAAACAGTGTAGTTCTTGCCTGCTTCGCTCCCGAGCCAATTAGTACCGTCAGCGGTAAAAACATACTTATCAGCCTTTGATGCAGTGCTGGTAATGGTCGGAGCAGTCCCGCTAGGCCACTTGACCGCAGCAGGCCAGGTCGCTGTACGCGAACCGGTGCCGTCTTGCTTCAAGAACAAAATGAAACTACGTCCTGCCGTAGCAGTCGGGAAGGTAAACGTGCAGTTGCCAGTCAGCGTCAGAATCTGAACCGAGCCACCAGCAAGGTCGATGGTGTATGACGTACCTGTGTTGGCAGTAGCGACTTCCTCGGTGTAGCCGTTGGTGAACGTACCTGCCTCGATGGTCTTGTTGGTCAGGGTCTGTGTAGCCGTGGTTCCCGCAACATCAGTCAGTGTATTGCTACCAAAAGCAATAGTCTTGTTCGTCAGCGTTTCAGTACCAGTTAACGTAGCAAAACTACCGGCACTCAATGTAGCCTGCGTCCATGCAGAGCCACTCCATACCCACAGATTATTGCTTGTGCTGTTCCAATAAATAGCACCGGTCAATAACGCATTTCCATCGTTATCGACAGACGGAGCAGATGCTTTTGCACCTAAATAACGATCATCGAAACTATCATACGATGCAGCAGCATCGGCTGCACTAGCAGCAGCAGCAGAAGCACTGGCGGCAGCAGAGGTAGTGCTACCAAAGACAGTATCAATGTAATCTTTGGTTGTTGCATCAGTACCGTTAGTCGGCGTGCCTAAGCCAGTAATCTTGTTACCGCCCATTGCAATAGCACCAGACATGGTTCCACCAGCCAATGCAAGTTTTGTGGCAATGGAGTTGGTGACCGTGGTAGCAAAGTTAGGATCATCGCCTAACGCAGCAGCCAGTTCGTTAAGGGTGTCTAAAGTACCAGGAGCAGCATCAATGACATTGTTTAATGCTGTGTCAACATATCCTTTGGTAGCAGCATCGCTGCTCAGTGTTGGGGTGGCTACGTTAGAAATAACCGTGTTGGTGACATCCAGCGTACCATTAACTGTTACGTTATTAAAACTAGAACTACCGCTGGCTGCGGTGACATTACCCGTGACGTTGCCAGTGACGTTACCAGTTAAGTTACCGCTGAAGTTAGTGGTAGCGGTCACAACCGTACCAGTAACAGCAGCAGGCGTAGTCCCGCCAATAGGCGTGTTGTTGATCGTGCCGCCAGTCTGGGTAACACCAGCAACCGTACCGCCGGTAATAGCGACAGCATTGGCTTCTTGGTTGCCTAAAGAGCCAACCACTTTAACCACAGCAGCAGTACTGTCCTTGGTGTAGAGTTTCTTGTCGGTAACGTTTACCGCTAACTCTCCCTGCACCAATGAACCAGCAGCGGGTACAGCCGAAGCGGTGCTACTGTTTTTAGTGATGATTGTTGCCATTGTTGTACCTTAAATTATCGACCTAAAAGAACAGACTGTGCTGCAAGCAACTCAGAAGGAGACACGCCCATATTCATTGCCTGTTGTACGAACTGAGCTTCAGACATGCCACCACCAATAACCGCTTGCTGATATGCTTTCACAATATCTTGTGTGGTGTAGGTAGGCGCAGACGGGGCAGTATCAACCTCAATCGGTCCTGCCATCATTGAAGGAGTTTCCGTTGTTGCTTGAGCCAAATATGCGTTGATTTCTTTTTCTGGAATACCGGTAATAATCGCTAAGTCAGCCGGAGTTAGTTTATTCTCCTGCATTACTTGTAGCACTTGTTGTGCGTCTTCTTGTACCGTGCCGGGAGCTTGATAAGCACCTACAAGGTCTTTGTAGATGTCTTGACCACCGTAACCAAGACTTTGGTATTGTGCCAGTTGAGCAGGAGTTAAACCTTCTTGTCCCAAATAAGAAGTCACCATCTGGGGGTCTACACCTGCAAGCGCAGCAATAGCATTGATGTCCAGCCCAGAACTACGCATGACTTCCCGCACCAAAGCAGCATCTGACGCTGCATCTCCGGGTGCATTATAAGCACCAGATAATGCAAGATATTGGGCTTGCTGTTCAGGTGTTAGTTGAGCATAACGTGCAGACTGTCCTTCGGTTAGCCCCGGAATCATTTTTACAGGCGGAGGAGGCACCGTTGGTTGCATCAGACCACCGATGCTCGTAGGGGTTCCCCCACTATACCAACTAGCTAAGTATTCAGCCTGATTAGGCATAGCACTTGGTAAATACTTGTTCAGGTAACCTTGCACAGCCTGATAGTATTCAGGTGTGTTTACAGGCATTCCTTGTGTGGGGATAGAGCCAACTTCTGCGTTACCTGCACCGAACATATTTGCTGCTCCACCTAAACTTGCTAAGTTAATCCCTGCTCTAGCCAAATCTGCAATAGTTTTAGCATTCTTGGGGTCTGTTAAATAGTTACTTACACTACTAAGTAAACCAGTTCCACCACTTAAACCAATACCAGACCCTAAAGCACCTAACTGTGCTGCTGTAAGTCCGGTTGTCGCTGTTTGGGCTGCTGTCAACGGAACAATGCCCTCACCTGCAGCGATAGCCAATTCAATCGGGCCTAATCCTGCGGCTGTGGTTCCAGCAGCACCTGCTCCTGCGGCTGTTCCTCCGCCTAATCCGCCGAGTAAACTTGCGCCACCTGCAAGAGCACCAAAAACAGCCAAAGCCTTTAATGCGTCTTTATCGCTGGTATCAATCTGTTCAGTATAGAATACAGGTTTACCTGTAGCAGGATCAATGCTTACATTATAAGCTGTGCCGCCAGGACCAGTATAAGTCGCACCAAAAAAGTTACTTCCAGGAATAATAGAAGAACCCAACAAATTGCCGTTTGCAAAAACAGCAGATCGGGGGCCGTCCTCTCTAAAACCAGACTCTAATTCAAGAGGTGGCGGAGTATATTGTCCTAAAGACAACTGAGAAATATCCAGAACATTAGATTTAGCCAACTGGCGGGCCATATCAAGAGCAATTTGTTCTCGTGTTGTTGGCGCTCTGCCTAAATATCGAGAAGCTTCATCAAAATTAAAACCAATACTTTGACCACCTGTTCCAAAAGCACCGCCAGATAACCTATTAGGGTCTAAATTTGGTAAAATTTGACCCATTAAATTCTGAATAGTAGGCCAATCGTATTGTGTGCCTTCATAGTCTGTAATTAAAGCCATGTTACGCCTTACGGATCAGTTCTAAAGTATTGATGATGCTCATGTCAGAGCCTGTTTCTGACTCACAACGTAATTCATCGCCTTCTTCAAGCACAATATACGCACCACCGTCAAACTTTAAGAAATTTCCTGCTGTTAAAATATAATTATCCAATACCTTGATTTCAGTGGTTAAACTTTTGTCATACCAAAAAACATCAATGTATTTGTTATTACCAGTGTGGTTAACGATATAGCACAGGTTCCACTTGGCGTAATAACCAGTAGGCACCGTGTACAAAGTAGTCTTAGTAGCTGCTGTAAGGTTTTTACCTACTGATATTTCACGCATTTCTTATTCCCTGTCTTTCGGGGGACGCCCCACTCGTTTGGTCGGAGCTTCTTCAGAAACTTCAACCTTTTGTTCTTCTTTTACTTCTTCGTATTCAGGATGAGTACGCATCGTCTTGATGTCATGCTCCATCGTAAATTCATATACAGTATTCGACAACATACACTTAAACTTAGCCATATTATCTCCAATCGGTAGATACACAGAAGCCCCCTCAGATTTCTCCGAAGGGGCAACAATCTACCTACAATTAAGCAGGAACAGCCAGCGCAACAGCCGAACCGTCACGCAGTTCAGCCACGCCATACAGAACGTCAGCAGTGAACAGCGTACCGAGGTACTCTTGCTTGTACTGAGTCTGGGTACGAACACCCATCTGCTCGACCATGACAGCGAAGTCTTTATGGGCCAGTAAGCAGATACGGGTAGCCGTCGAGCCAGAGGTCGTGTCAGCGTTGGTGGTCACGAACACGGGGATGCCGTACACGTTACCAATCTCACCGTTGCGGATCGTGTTAGCAGCGCCAGCCTCACCCACAAAAGCCTGCTCGGTGAAACGAGCAATGCCCATCAGGGTGTTACGGGTAGACGGCGGAACCAGCAGGAAGCGACCATCCATCGGCACATCGTTGTCATCCAGACGCTGAATCGAGCGACGGATAGCAGCGTCGGTCAGAGCCGCGAAGCCGGTGTTAGAACCAGCAACATAAGCGGTCGTGCCGTCAGCACCCGAGAAAGCACCGCTGTAAGCAGCAGTACCACCACCGCCCTGAACACCACGGCCCAGACGAACCAGGCTGGTGTCCACTTGGCGAGCCAGAGCATAGCCAGCATCGTCCGTGTAGAACTGACGCAGCGAAGCCAGAGCTTGAGCCTCGGTGATGTCTTCGATCAGGCGCGAGTATTCCCAATGCTGGTTGATCGTCACGGTCTTCTCAGACTCGGTGGCGGCAATCAGGGTCACTTGGGTGTTAGCGGCCTTCTCAGAAGCATCGCCACGGGTCGGGGCGGGAATATGCACCACATCGCCCTTCTTACCCTTGAAGTTCATCTTCTTGATAAGGTTAGCGGCAACGAGGTTTTTCTTGTAAGAAGCAACAATCTCATCACTCCAAATCTCAGGAATGAACGTTGCTGCGGTCGTCGTAGTGACGTGATTAGAACCTAAAGGCATTTTAATCTCCAAAAATTAAGTGGTTATTTTACCCTGTTCTCAGTATAAGCAGCCATGATTTCATCTTGCATAGCCATATACCGGTCAGGGTCTTGCATTCGTAGCCGGATAAGGTCGGCACGGCGGTAAACTTTCTTGGAAGATTCCCCGGTTCCTCCAACATCAACGCTTGCTGCTTTCAGATTCTGATTACGGGTTGCCGTAGCAGTATCTGTGACTTGTTTAGTCTTGGCAGTACGAATCTGCTTGAAGGTAGAAATTAGTTCGTCAGCAGCATTAAAATCATACTGAGCATCTGCTAAAGCATACATGTTCAGACGCATCGGTGAGGCTTTTACCCACTCAATAAACTCTCCATCACGCACCACTTCTGTAAAATCTGGATGCTTCTTGGCGAGAGCCGCTTGAGTTTGTAATTGCTTCATCTGTAATGCAGCCTGCTTTGCAGCCAACACATCAGGATGAGATGCAACTGCTTTCTTAACCGCAGTCTGGGGGTCTTCAAAAAAGTCAACCTCTTGTGATTGAACTTCTGGTTGTGCTTCTTTCTTTTGAGAGAGTTGTTGTTTCAACAGTTCATCAGCCAGCCGTCGAACCTCACCTACTTCCTGTGCTTGACGACCAATAAGACGTTCAGCCTCTTGGTGCATCTTCACAATGTCTTCGAGACTCTTGCCCTTGTATTTCTCGGGAATCTCTTGTGCAGGTGTTGCTGCTTGTTCAGCAACTTGTTCTTGTTTTTGTTCTTCAGCCTCTAACTCACTTTGTTGAGACAGTTCCTCATTTTCAATTAAAGCCATACCTAACCTTTCCTGCCCACCTAAGGGTTTTAGGATAAAATGCAGTTTACCGTTATTCGGACTGCTTGCGTTCTTGTTTGAGCTTTTCAGCCCTTACTCGTTCCCACCGATCATATGCTCCAGGAAAGTCACCAGTGATGCCTTCCAGTTTCACAGTACCAGCAGAAACAACTCGCTGTGCATCTTTATTGCATTCTTTGCAGGGATGCAGCCTAATCTTTGAATCTACAAAAGCCTCACTAAAGTGTCCATCTGGACACAGGAACTCAAATACTCGAATCATTTTGAAGTTCCTCGTATACCTTTTCGCAGGCTTCTTTACGCTTTAAGAGCAATTCCAATATGTCAAGTTGGCCCTTACGGAAAAACAATTCGTGCGCGTCCGAGACCAATGATAAATTATTGACGTTGTCTTTGATCTTTTGTAGATCATCCATTAACTCTTTCCAGCCCACCATACTCATCATGGAGAACTGGTTTTCGTAGTATTCCATCAGTTCTTTGTCCCTCACAGGAGAACTCCTTTCTTTACAACAACCCTAAAATTATAACATATAAATTACATTTTGTCAAGTTATTGCATGTTAGTTTGTTTGTTCATCAATTGCATCGCAGCAATACGCTCATTGCTGTCAATGTCCTTTTCCTTGATTGCCAACTCAGCTAGTTTGACCCTGCGTTCAAAGTCTTTAGCCTCATTATCTTCATCAAGGTTCGTAGACAGGGCTGCAATAACCTTGGCACGAGCCAATTCAGGCGTTACCTGAGCCTCTACAGTAGCCTTTTGAGCCTCTGCAACCTCACGCTGAGCCTTGGCCTGAACTTCCTGCATCTGAGCCTGCAACAGAGCCATTTGCATCTGTTGTTGCTGCATTGCAGCCTGCTGAGCCTCAGGATTAGGCTGGCTCATCTGCTCCAGCGTAGCAATCAACTCACCACGGTTGCTCAAGCTGCTGTTTTGCAGAATGCCTTTCAACAGAAGCGGCAGAACCGGTGTGTCCGGGCCTAAAGTCTGCAGCAGAGCGATCATTTGCTGCTGCTCAAACTCACGAGCAAGGATACCAAGCGTTGCTGTGGGGATAAACTCCATGTCCACAGACGGATAACGCTCAGGATCAAACTGCATGTACCTGAATGCAGCCTTCTTGATAAACGGAACCATGAAATCTTCTTGGAAGTTCGTCAGGGTTCGCTTATACTTCTTGATAATACCGGCCATTGCCATGCTCATGCCACCTGCACCAGCATCTCGCGGCACATTGGAGGGCATTCCAGCACTGTCTACCGTGCCGGTGGCCTGCAACAGCATACGCTCAAAGTTTTGAGCAGTCTGGTAGGCGTTACCGTCAGTCTGACCGAACTTGAACGGGTAAAGAATCTCGCTAGGAGCACCGTTGGTCAGGATTGCCTTGCCGGGACGAATCTCAAACTTGGCACCACGAGGCAGTCGGGTGGCGTCCATAGCGATCATGGGGGCCGTTGTGAGGGCCAGAGAGTCCAAATGAGCACGCAACTGTGCATCAATGGCTTTCTGCATGTTGTAAGCCTTCTCAGCCGTCCCACGACCAAAGAAACGACCCGGAACAGTATCATCCTGGTACGCAATGACCGGACGATCCTTCATCATGTACGGGTTTTCTTCCACTTTGAGGAGCATGTTGTCGTTAGCAATAACAACAATAGCCTCAACCAAGTTAGAATAATCCTCAGCCTCAGAACCTTCGGGGAAAAGTTCGACCATTTCCTCATCTTCGTCCGTCCCCTCAAGGTATTCACGAGGCACCAAACCGTAGTATGTGACTAATTTAACCTTGTTGTCCTGATACTGCTTAACTTCTTGAGTCGGTTCGAGGCTATCATCCTCATAATTAGACCCAATATCAACCTTTTTGTAGATGCCCTTCTCAATTCCTTCCACAATCTTGTGGATTGAGACATATTTTTCAATAGCAACACCTAAAGCATCCTCAATACTATCTGCATTAGGGTCAATCAGGAAGTTTTTAGGGTTAACAGGCTTGATTTTAACAGCCACTCGCTCACGTTCTTCAACACCGATTGCTGCTGCTTGAGCAATACCGGGGATTGCCTGCGTTGCCGGGATGTATTCTTTCTCAGTTTTGACAACAATCTCACCAATGCCAGTACCGTAAATCTCAGCCATGAGTTCAATCTGATCGATGGCCTTCTTGATTTTGTCTTTCTTGAAGTCCTCCATCAACTGAGTACGGATTTGCTCAACATCCAAAGGATTACCGTTTACATCACGGATGTCATCCTCAATGTCAAAGAACTCACCTTGACCAAAGATGGCTTCCATAATCTCAGCATGGCGCGTTTCAATGGCCTGCTGCGTGGCAGGAGAAATGATCCGGCTACGCTCAGACTCTCGGGTCTTGTCTCCCGGCTCCCAAACACCACGGAAGATGCGCTCATACTCCATCCACGAATCCATGAAGTTAGCATCACGCCAATCACGCCAACGGTCAACGTGCTGAACAACCCATGAGGTCAGTTCTTTTTCTGACTCCGTGGGTTCCTCAAAGTTGTTTTCGTATTCTTCCATCACCACTTTTCCTTATTGGCCCAATACGCAGCGCTCATCTTTCCTTTGGCGATGTTGGCTGCATGACGAGCTTTGAATGATTGGTTACGCTTAGTGCCTTCAGGAGAACCAGTTACACCTTGTTGACCAAATCGAATGGTCTTAACCTTATCGCCTTCCTTAGCCACAACAACATGACTCTTGGTAGGGTGGTCCGGTGTACGCTTAGGTTTGTTATAGCCCGAGACACCAGCCCGAGCAAGGCGAGGGTCTTTAGTAGCCATTACTTACCTTTCATCATGCACTTACCGGCTTTCTTGCATTTGGCCGGGGTCGGGCAACCAGGACAAGGCTTAAACTCTTTCATGGGAATCATTTTTTTAGTAGCCACTTTTCTTCCCTTTCTTGGCAGTCTTAGCCGCATCCTTAAAGTCTTTAGCACTCGGAGCACCTTTGCTACCGGGCTTACGCATCTTTTCACCGCTACCAGCAGCAATGCGTTTACGCTTTGCGTTGATGTTCGCGTACAGTCCTTGTTTCATTTAGTACCCCGCAATTTTGTCTAAAACAATATATTCGTCTTCTTCGTAATCTTGCTGATAGTTAGTCAAAGCCAATTGATCGACATAACTTAACGCATCAACAAGATCATCATGGACGCCAGAAGTAGGAAACATAACAATCTGGTCTCTAAATTCTTCCCAATCTTCTTCTTCATTGAACGAAATTCGCCCGTGCTCCATGCGGCCCTGAAGACTCCAAACAATCCGGTCAACTTTCTTTTTATTGCCGTGCGTAAGGTCTTGAATGTGTGCATAAATGTTGTTCTTCCTCATCAAATCGTTTAGATAGGGCAGAACAGCATTCTTCAATGCCCCTCGTTCAATACCAACAGAAATAGGCTCATAGTCCCTGATTGTCTTTAGTATATTGACAGCAGTCTCTCTGATGTCCCACCGACCATGTAGAATCTTGTGTACCCACCAGTTGCCGTTGTCCTCAATCTTGACAATAGCAATAGCAGATTCATCTAATCTTTTCTTGGATGCTCCAGCGTTCTTGCCTACTTCCTCAAAACCAGCCAAGTCAATCGCTACGACATATTGACCATACTGCGGTTCTGGAGCAGTCTTGAACCATTCTTCCTTGAATACATCCGCACCAGCGGTGTCAAACGACGACAAGTATTCTTGCTTGAACGCAAAGGAACTCAGGGTACGTTTAGCAGCCTCGATTTCCTTGGGATCAATGGTTTCGTTGTCCTGCGTGGTGAAGTGCCACGCTTTCCATTCTTCATCTTCTTCCGACTGTCCGAGCTTAAACGTATCGTAAAACCAGTTCCTGCCGCTAGGGGTAGAAATGAATAATGCTCGGCCCTTCTTGTCCGACAAAGCAGCACGAAGGATTTTCTCCCACACATCCTGCTTCACGAACGCACACTCGTCCAGCACCAGATAAGTTAACGACACACCTCGCAGCGAGTCAGGGTTGTCTGCACCTCGTACCAGAATCTTTCTGCCGTTGATGAGCGTAATCTCAAGGTTGTTGACATGACTGGATTTAATTACAGGTCGTCCCAACTCATGCAGCAAGTCCCAGATAATCGTCCGTGCCTGCCCCAAGGTAGGGGCGACATACATTACCGAAGAACCATCCGGACAGTTCAAACCCTCAATTAACAGGGTAACCGCAGACAGTCGGGACTTACCACAACGACGACCAGCAGCCACCACCTTGAATCGGTGTTTGTCGTTAAACACTTCCTGCTGCCACTTCAACAATTGGAAGTTAAGCGTTGTCATCATCTACCTCCCGGTAAGACACATCTTCCACCTGCTCCACGACTTCAGCCGTAGGCTGGTTCAATCCCGAGATGTTGATGCTGATTTGAGGTGTTGATCCACCTTGCTTTGCGGAATCAAAAGCAGAAACAGGAACCACACGGTCTACCACCAGCTTCCAGGCTGCTGCTTGGTGGGGGTGATCGTCATTCAGGGCAGCATCAAATATCTTCTCCAACACCTTGCTGGATTTTGGGGACATCAGCATCCTGTCCCTATACTCATTGATAATGGCTGCTGTACCCTTAGGTCTTCCCACCGACCTGTTTTCTTTCATTTCGGCCAACGCCTTCTTAGGCGGACGACCCATCTTGTTACCAGAAGGTTTTGTCACTTGTCTTCCTTTTCCCCGAACGGGAGGATAATTTCCCACACATACCTATAATTATACCATACTTTTTACAAAAGTCAAGTACTTTTTACAAGAAGACAACCCATTGATTGTTAGACATCATCCGTAGGCAGGCTACGAACCAAGTTGAACTTTAACGTATACTTATACGTTAACTTATATGTATAATACTTATAATAG